ATTTGAACTTGTTGAACATATAATTTACCTGATCCAGTATCAGTTCTTGCAGCAACGGTCAAAGTTCTTCTCGCTTCCGCTGCGGTTGTCACTGCATTGTCTGAGTTAAGAGCTCGACTATCATGATCAACCGTTAATTTTGCACCAAATTGTGCGTAACCAATTGTTCTAGCTTCTTGAACTGATACAACTTTTGCGGTTGTATTAAATCCTGTTACTCCAGTCACACCAGAAATAGTTAACACATCATCAACTTTAAATGGATTACCCATTCCCTCTGATAATGTAATAACTGTTGATG